GCGCCGGCAGCTGACATTCCAGACCTCCATTTACGAGGATGGGGCTACTCAATACCGGGTGCTCGCCGGTATTGAGCTACAGCAGTGGGCCTCCATTGACCTTGTGGGCATCGATCTCCAAATACCTGACGCCAGCGCAAGCGTGCTGGCCAGCTACCAGCCGCACCCTACGCGCTCGGGCGTCGTGCAAATCGCGAGCACTGCCTACGTCTGCGGCCATCACGTGATCGTGCGGTATTGCGATATCACCATGCCCGCCACGCCGGTGGGCGCGCTCATAAGCAGCTGGCCCTCGCCGCTGGAGCTGTACATTTCACAGCTGTCGGTCAGCGGCTCGCTGACCGGCCACATCCACAACCAGGTCGATGATGCCGCCGGCACGGACACCACGACGCTGCCATGGCTCACCACCAATATGGCGCAGATCTGAGGAGGAGCAGATGGATACCCTGACCATCGCGCACGATGGCCGCCAATACGTGGCCATGACGACCGAGGAGCTCCAGCAGGCCGGTGTGCCGGCGGAGGTCATCCGGCAGGCGCTGGAGGCGCAGATCATCGAGCGGGCGCAGGCGCAGATCGATGCCATCGCCGATCGCGTCTACACCACCAGCCCCAGCCGCAGCGCGCGCTACCGCCGCAAGCTGGAGGAGGCCATCCGCTACCGCGACGCGGGCTATCCGGGCAATGTCCCTGATGCGGACTATCCCTACCTGACAGCGGAGGCCCCGGCGCGCGGGATAACCAAGCGCCAGCTGGCCGATGCCATCATTGCCGCCGCACAGGCCTACGATACCTTCGGCGCTGCCGCCGAGGCCGCCCGCGCGCGGCTGAAGACCGAGGTGCCCCAAGCTGCCGATGAGGCCGCCAAGCAGGGCGCCGCCGGCGCCATCGTCGCCGAGGTGCAGCAGGGCGCCCAGGCATTGCAGCAGTGAGCGCAGCCCAACTGCAGATGACCATGCCGGCCCGCCATTGGGGGGCCTTTTTCTTGAGGAGACCAAAAAATGGTTGATCTGACCTACAATCATGGCGTCGCCGTAACCGAGAGCGCGGAAACGCCAGTGCTCGTGCAGCTCGCCGAAACGGCGGGGGCCGGCATCATCGGCACCGCACCGGCGGCGGATGCGGCGAAATTCCCGCTCAACACGCCGGTGTTGCTGCAGCGAGTTTCCGAGGCCGCCGCGCTGGGCGATGGCGGCACGCTGAAGGAGGCGGTGGACGCTGTGCTGGATCAGACCGGCACCTACATCATCGTGGTGCGGGTGGCGGAAGACGCCGACCCGGCAGTGCAGACCTCCAACATCATCGGCGATGCCACCCAGCGCACCGGCGTGCATGCATTCACCAAGGCCGAGGGGCTGTTCGGCTGGAAATTCAAGCCGCGGCTGCTGTGCGCGCCGGGCTTCACCTCCACCTTCGACGGCACGAACGCCAACCCGGTGGCCGCCGAGCTGGCGGTGGTGGCGGAGAAGCTCCGCGCCGTGGCCTTCGTGGACGGCCCGGACACCACCGATGACGCGGCCAAGGCCTACCGCAGCAAGCTGAATAGCCAGCGCCTCTACATCACCGACCCGAAGGTAACGGTGTGGAGCACCACGGCCAATGCCCATGTGCCGCAGCCCGCATCCGCCCGGTTCGCCGGCGTGCAGGCGCGGGTGGATCGCGAGCAGGGATTCTGGTGGTCGGTCTCCAACAAGGCGCTGCGCGGCATCACCGGCGTTACCCGCGCGGTGGCCTATGGCGATCACGCCAACTACCTGAACGCCGATGGCGTGAATACCATCATCAACACCGGAGAGGGTTTCATCACCTGGGGCAACAGGGTGGCCACCGGTGATGACCTGTGGGTGTTCCTCTCCGTGCGCCGCACGGCGGATTTCATCAACGAGGCCATCGAGAAGGCCTACATGGAATTCGTCGACAAGCCCTTCACCAAGGCCAACCTGAAATTCCTGGTGGAGTCTGGCCGCGCCTTCCTGCGCGATTTGCGGGCCTTCGGGGCGATCCTGGGCGGCAATGTCTGGATCGATCCGGAGAAGAACGACGATCTGCAGATGGCCCGCGGGCGCGTGGTGCTGTCGGTGGAGTTCGAACCGCCGGCGCCGATGGAGGACATCAAGATCATCGCGCATCGCAACACGCTCTATTATGACGTGCTGCTCGATGGCGTGCTGAGCGAAATCGGCGACAACGGCCCGCTGACCGAGGCGGCCTGAGGCCCTGAGCACAAGGAGACGAGATCATGAGCGAGCTGCCGCGCTACATCCTGCGCAATTGCACCATCTGGGCCGACCGCGAGAGCAAGGTCGGCCAGGCCAGCGAGATCACCCTGCCGGTGCCGGAGGAGAAGCTGGAAGAGGTGCGCAACGCCGGCATGGTGATGCCCATCGAGGTGCCGCTGGGCTACGAGAAGCTGGAGATGAGCTTCAAGATGACGGCCTTCGACCCGCAGGTGCTGAAGCTCTTTGGCCTTGCGCCGGGGCGGGAGAAGGAATTCATGGTCACCGGCGCGCTTGTGGACGAGGACGGCACGGTGCACTCCGCTGTCGCCTACATCCGCGGGCGGCTGAAGAAAACCGACCCCGGCGGCTGGAAGCCGGGCGACATGGCCGAGACCGATTTCGAGGTTGCCATCCGCTACTACAAGCTGGAGATCGACGGCCAGCAGGTGGTGGAGATGGATCCCTTCGAGGTGTCGGTGGGCGGCTCCTCGCAGACCGGCGCGCAGCGCGCCGCCATGCTGCTGAGCTGAGGGAGGACATCACATGAGCAAGACCATCACCGTGAAGCTGCGCACGCCGGTGGAGGCCGGCGGGCAGCGCATCGTCAAGCTGGTGCTGCGCGAGCCGACGGTGGGCGACATGCTCACCGCCGAGGCGGTGGGCGGCGGCGAGCTGCGCCAGTCGGTGGCGCTGCTGGCCTCCATGGCCGGCGTGGAGATGGAGGTGATGCGCTGCATCACCCGCGCCGATTTTGTCCGCATCACGGAGGCCGCCGCCCCTTTGCTGGAGGACTCCGCCGGCGAGGAGCCGCGGGAAATCCCGGCGGCCGCCCGCGCGGCCTGACCTGGAGGGCGCTGGCGGCGGAGGTGGCGGCGGTGCTGCACACGCCGCTCACTGACGTGCGCCGCCTGACGGCCAGCGAGGCCATCGAGTGGCACCGCGAGGCCGCCCGCATCGCCCAGGCGATGGCGGGTGCGCCTAGTCAATCATCTCCATGATCCACACTACCGCAGGCGTCAGCAGCAGCGCGACCAGAATGATCCAGCCAATGGTAGCCATCATCTGCCTGATCATCTCATCCATGCGGACAGCATAGCACATGGCCCAGACCATCCACACGCAGCTGCAAGTCTCGCTGCTGGACAAGGTCAGCGCGCCGATGAAAAAGGTGCTGGCCAGCAGCAAGAAGCTGTCCGCGCAGGTAAAGAAGACAGCCCAGGTGCTGGAGCGCGCCCGCGGCCCGGTCAAGCTCATCGAAGACCTGCGCCGGCAGAATGAGCAGCTCTCCGCGGCGCGGCAGCGCTGGCAGCAGGCGACCGAGCGCGTGCGTGCGCTGGCCCGCGAGATGCAGGCCGCCACCCGCCCCAGCGCCGCGCTGCGCCGCGAATACGAGCAGGCCCAGCGCGCTGTGCGCACCGCCGCCAGCGCATTCGAACGGCAGAAGACGGCCACCCTGCGCGTGAAGCACGCGCTTGAGCAGGCCGGCGTGGACGTGCGGAGGCTGACCAGCGAGGAGCGGAGGCTGCGAGAGCAGGCTGCCAGCGCCAATCGCGTGCTGGAGCGACAGCAGGCGCTGCTGGAGCGCATGAGCGCTGCCCGTGAGCGCTGGCATGCAGCGGCTGCACGGCATGGCGCGCGCATGGCTGCCGGCGCTGGCATGATGTATGCGGGCCGCCGCGCGCTGGAGGGCTTTGCCGCGCCGGTGCGCGCGGCAGTGGACTTCGATGCCGCCTTCGCGCAGGTGCGCAAGCTGGCGGACTTTGCAAGCAAGGAAGAAGAAAAGCTATACAAGCAAGCGCTTGTGGACATGAGCAAGCGCATCCCCGTGGCTGTGGAGGGGTTGGCCGACATCATGGCCTCGGCGCTGGAGGCC